AGATATTGCCAAAGCATCTTGTGTACCAGCAGCATTTTGAGCCTGTATTCTATCGTGTCTTGTAAGTGGTGGAAAATATAATATTTTTAACAAATCGCCATTTGGCTTTTTTAATTCAAATTTTCTTCTTTCATTCATTACATCACTAAAAGCCTCAGTAATGAGATCTACGTTTCTTTTTGTTGTCATGAGTTAAGTGCGAAGTACTCTTTTAAATTTACTATATAGCTGAAGTTATAGCACCACTTGTTATGAATGTAATATTGACTTCTTGAATCTCGCCAAGAGTTGCTCCATAATCAGCATTTGTAACAATCCCAGAAAAGCCAATTTTTTTTGCTGACTGTGCAGAGTCTGGAAAAAGCTCAAACAAAGCGTCTGCTTGATCGCCAGTTATAAGCACATCATCAATGAAAGCTTGATAATCTGAGTTAGCTGATGGATTGTAAAGTAAAGTTGCAGAACCTTCACCAGAAATAAGACCACCAACAAAAGTTTTTGAAGTGTCGCCCATTTTTGTAGTTTCCATTGTATCTTTGGAAACAGACAATGACCATGCTCTTAAGTCACTTATATCTGCCTCAGTACCAGCAGCATTGTGGAACATAATTTTTCCAACATCACCTTTAACAGCCATAACAAAAAAAGTATTTATCTAATATTAACCTTTTTCAGTCTTTTTTACACCCTTTTTAGTTTTTTTATGGCTCTCATAGTATTTTCTGCAATCTGGATCCCAATAACTTGCCTCCCTTCTGCCTTTGACAGCTTCAATAGCATCTAGCATTTCTTCTGTTATCTCAAGTTTTGCCATAATTAAAGATCCTCAAATATTTCAAAAGTTATCCTGATTTGAGTTTGAAACTTTCCTTGTGGACTTGAAGTTAAAACTTCTGGCCCTATCGGAGAATCAAAGATAACATTAGAAACTGTAATATTATTGTAGAGGTCACGCAGTCTTTTGCCAATTTTGTAATTTGCACCAGACCCGATTCCTTCATTAGTAAAAATATTTAAAATCGTTAATCCAACAACACTATTTGTTGAGTTACCAGAACCACCCATAGTTAAATAACTGCCAGAGCCAAAACTTGTCAAACATTGAACAAAGGAATCTACAGAATTTGAATCAAAAGTCATGTTGTTAAAAACAACTGGAATAACAGGTGCAGACGCAAGTTCTAATGACAGCCTAGATTCTATTGTGGATCTTACAGTATTTAAATCTATTGCAGCCATTAAATAGCCCTCCTGATTTGTTTCATAACATATTGCTCAAGTTCTTTACCAATAATCTCAGGAAAACCAGCAACTGTGTTTTGTCTTGTTTTATATTGGCCACCCCATGAAGGAGGTAGGTTAACACCAAAGCAAACAGGTTCTGCATATGGAAGATTATTCGTAACTTCACCCTCAAATGGTTTAATTTTTGTTTGCCATGCCTCACGAAGAGAACCGCCAGCCCCATGATCTAATAAAGCTTTTCTAAAAGGGACTACTTGACCATTTGGTAATGTAAAAAAATTAGGTATAGAATCTATATCAGGATAATTGTCCAAAGAAAAAACTGGAGTAGCCTTTTTTACTCTTGCTGTCCACTCAAGAGTAGTTGATTGTACAAGATCAACAACAAGATCTTCAAAAAAATCACGAATTTCTGTTACTTTAATTTGTCTCGCCATAGCTACCTCAAAATTAGTTGGAAACTAATAGGAATATTGTTTTGCTCGTTTGTTATTATTTGTATAATTTTAAATTCAATACCACTAATAATTATATTATCTTTCGTTGTAGGTACAAAAGTAATATCACCAGCAGATATTGTAAGAACTCTATCTTGTGACTCAATTAAATCATTTACTTGATTTTTTGATACATTTCCTAAAACTCCTTTAACTGTGACTGTGCTTGTATTCTTGTAAAAAGTGCCAGAATTAGGATCATATTTACCTTCAGTAAATCTTTTTATAGTCACATCACCACCAAGCTTTTTTAATGAAGCACTTGCGGCTTTTTTCAGAGCTTTAGCAAGACTCATAGGTAATAAGCAATGACTTGACCACTTGCAAGAGTAATACTTGTGATGACCCCACAAACTTCTGTTGAGGCTTTCATTTCAATGCCATTTATTGTTGAAGATCCATTCTCTGTAATGTTTTCAGAAACAAAAGTAGCCTCTGAATCTTTTAAAGCATGAACCTTACCGAATCTCCCAGTATGGGCATTTGTATCAGTAATAATTAATGCTGCTGGATAATCTGCGTACATTTAAGACCTCTTGATTGATAGATTAGCACTTCCCCCTATTCTAAGACCTTTTAAATACTGGTCAACAATAGGTGGTATTCGATCAACTCCTGTTCTTCCGTAAAAGTTGGGAGTGACATTGATATTTCCAATACTTACAGCGTTAAAATCCTCCAAACCACTTAAGCCGATACCGTCTTTGTTGTTGTTTAAATAAACAGCAAGTTCAATTTGTGCATTTTTTACTTCTTCTGGAATTTCTGTGTCGGTGTAATAATCAGCAACTATTCTGTTTGGAAAAGTTACACCATACAAATTGCTGTACTGGTGAGGAATACGGACACCGCTTCGAGGCCACATTCTTGCTTGTGTTTTTGCAACTTTATTACCTAGAAAGTCCTCACGATCAATTCGCCTAGTGCTAGAAAATAATGCCCGATTTTTTTGGTCATCGGTGCTATTTCCCCATGCAGTAACATCATCAGACTGAGTTAGTCCTTCAATAAAAGAATTAGCCTCAGCTAATGTGACATAACTATTAGCTGTCGCACTGCCGACTGTCGCAACTATTGTGATTGCCATTTACTTTAACCTTTTTGGGCTTTGACTTAGTTTTTGGCTTAGATGTGGAAACTGAAGCCGCTTTTTGAGCAGCTTCGTTTTGTTCCCTCATACGCCTAAAAGCGTACA